TAGTTTTATCTTGACCATATTTTCCAGAACCCGTCAAAAGGAAATCAACATCTACCTCTGATTCATTTTCAAAGAGTCCGTATCCAGAGATTAAATCATCAAGACCAGAGTCAAGTGCTCCTGATTCAATTTTTGCTTTTCCACCATAGTTTTTACCTTGACTTAAAGTAAGATTTAATGGTCCACAAGCATCAAAAATGTTTGGACCATCGGCATCTTCTGCCTTTTGATTCCATCCACCATCTGTAAATGTAGAGAATCCTACGCCAGCAAAACCAGTTTTTACCCGAGTTTGATTAGATCCACTTCCTGCAAATATATACTCAGAATTAACTTCCAAATACTTGTTCCAATAGGATGGAGAACCTACTGAGAATTCTGCATCAGATGCCTTGGAAAGATTGAGATGTTTCTCAAGAATTGTTCCAGCATTTCCAGTAATTGTTCCCTTACCATCAATGACAACAACATGCATTTCATCATTTCTTGCTCCTCTCGCAGCAGCATATGAAGAAGTTCCTGGAGCATCTGCCAATGTGTTCCACTTGATTGTGGATACAGTTTCGGTTCCACCGACAGTTTGTGAACTCACTGCCAGTGTTTGCTCTCCGAACCAATCAACTGCAGAGTTTACGGCAGTACTTGCATAAGCAGTAGACGAACCTGCAGTATGAAATGCAATAGGATTTGTGTTAGATGTTCCAACTACAAATTTATAGACATTATTGTAATCAACAGCCGTGGAAGTTCCTCCAGCAGACACATGAGAAACAACCTTTACATCAAATGTATTTCCGGGATTAATCTTTGTGACAACACCTTTTAAAAAACCATCAAGTACGGAAGTTGTTCCCGCTCCGGTTCCAGAATTGGAAACTATCGAAGAAATTGCTTGAGTAACGCCCATTCCGACTTTAACTTCAGAAAGATTGCCAAGAGATGTTGATGCAATTCCTATTATCTGATCTGCTTGAGCATCAATAATAGAAACTCTAATATCATTTGCCCAAGATCCAGGGTTTTTAGCAACCACTGTTACACCATTTAATGGTGTTATTGGATAATTTAATTCCTCATAATGCTCAACACTTTTGACTTTAATAGAGTTAGCGGCACCTATATCAGTTGCATTTTTGAGATCATCGTCATCTGCTCTGACAATATTCATTATCCCACCATATGCAAGATATGAAGATGCTACCATCCAAGTCTCATAATGCTTATCTTCACTATATGGTTGTCCGAATGTATTAGCTAAATCATTCTCTGTATTGATTCTGGTTACTGTACCTACTGGACCTTTTGCGAAAGGACCGACAAGACCGCCGATCTTATCAGAAGTTGCATCAACTCTACCTTGAGTAAGATCAACTTCTCTTATCAGAATTCCAGGAGATGCTAAATTTAATGGCATCTTGCTTTTCCTCGCAATCCAAATTACCTAAAAATATTTAGGAAAAGGGGTATTTTCAGTGGGGAAACGATGCATGAACTACCAATCTGGATATTCCCAGAAATTACTACATTTCTTATTACCTTTCACTCTATCAATAGTACACTCTTTACACTCATAAGAATATGAAGATGGTAGTGCTCCTCTATTTTTTCTTATGAGATAAAAGTCTTCTAATAAATTTTTTGTCTTACGACAGGTTCTACATTCTCTATCATAAAAAAGCAGATGTTCTAATTTTACCTGACTATCAAAATCCATTACATGTAATCCCACATGTAAGATCTATCTCCATATTCATCAGTATACCATCTATCACCATCAGAATCTATAAAATTATTATTATCAAAACCAGTTTCTATAAATCCAAAAGGTGCCATATCTTGTTCTATTTGATTTCTTTGCTCTTCATATATTCTTTTACGAACGTCATTTTCAGTCATTTCTTTAAAGTAATTTTGTGCTACTAACCAGGAAAATATAACAAGACACATTGCCAAGTCATCATTACATCCCTCTTCGGCTTCAAATGAATTACCTTTTTGTGCAAAAGTTGTAAGTTCTGATATAATTTCATAGTCAGTGGTTAATAATTTATCATCCTCCATCATAGTTTTTAAATTGGAGCATCCCAACTTTTTAACTGCCGCAGTCATTCTGACACCAAGTTGTGATTTTTTTCCACTAAAACCAGTTCCAACAACTTGACCTGCACGACCTCTCATTGATGCCATCAAAATATTGTCATACTCCAAGTCGTAGTGAAGAATAGAAGCAACTTGATCTCCAATATCATTGACTTCTGTTAATAACCATGCACCATTATAACCTCTTCCAACATCATTTATAATACTTGGAAATAGCATTGGTTTAATTTCATTATTTCGATATTTTGCTACAACCTTATAAGGAAACTCAGTTATATCAAATACAATAAATGCAGAATAATCATTTCCTATTCCTCTTGCCACGTCAATCGTCATCAAATAATTATGATTCTCCCGAGGATGTTCGTAGATATCTAACCCGGCATTTCTTTTTATGGGATTCTCGTATACAAGGTTTTTTAATTTTGCTGGATTAATAAGAGTATTGACAGATCCTAAAAATTCACATTCAAACTCAACACGAAATTGTTGTTCGGAAGTATTCGCAATCGTTGTTTCTTTCCATTTTGAATCACGTCCAGGAACTTCGGACCAATGAACTTCTGTTGGAATATATTCATTTTTACTTCTTTCTGCATCATGCCACATTCGGTAGAAATGATTCATACCATGTGGAGTAGAAACTATAATTACTTTGGTGTTTTTACCAGAAGTAATAGTAGGATAAACAGATGCAAAGAACGAGTCAGCAACATGATTCGGAACGAATGCGAACTCGTCGAGAAAGAGGATGTTAAACGACATACCTCGGACAGCACTTGCAGACGTAGAAGCTGCCAATATCTTACTGCCATTCTCTAACTCCATCGAACCCTTGTTCCATGATAGAATACCCTGTTGCATCCATTTAGGCAAGTTTTCGTAGGCAGTTTGTAACCTTTGTAATAATTCTCTTGCGGTTGCTGCCTTGTTTGCTAAGATACCAATATTAACACTATCATTAAAAACAGCATAGTGTAGAAGATAAGATACGACAGTAGTGGATTTGCCAGTTTGTCGTGGCATCTTACAGATGTTAAATCTATTTTCATGAAAGTTATGAATTAATTTCTCTTGAAAATCATATGGACTGAATTGAGTTAATCCTTCATCCAAAGAAACAATTTTAATATAATTATTTGCGAAATATACAGGATCTTCTTTGCACTTGAGGAACTCAATGACTTGTTCCTCTGTAAACTCAATCGCAGTATTTGCTTTCTTAAGGTTTGGGTTGCCAAGATATACTTCACTCATAATTAAAATTAACTATTGTTGAAAACTTTTCATGGTTCAGCACTTCCATCGACGACGGGCTTTACAAATTGCTTTATCTGGTGTCTTAGAGCAATCAATATTATGCATATCTTTTTGACCTTCTGAACGAGAGCAATAAGATAAACGTCTCTTTGCATCTTTACTTCCTTTTTTTGGATTACCAGTCACAGCACCTTTCAGTTTTGAACCAGGATTTTCACGACGATATGCTTTGATTGCGGCATCACCCATACCATCTACTTTATCCTTTTTATTGACTTTCTGCCAATCTTCATCAAGTTCTGCTCTCCAATCAGAAAATTCTTCAAATCTAACTTTTGGTTTTAATTTTTTTCCAGTTGGTGAAGGAATATATGCTCCCATTTCTTTTGATTTCATATCTTTAGTATCAACATCACCATCAACATCAGCATCAACTCTCTTTACTGCCTTTCCAGAAAGTTTTTTGAGATTACCACCACCAATCTTAGATTCAACTTCTTCTTTCTTCACACAGTTATTATAAGTTTTACCAAACATCTTTTTGGTTCCTTTCTTCTCATATCCAGGCCAACATTTTTTTGCCTCGTTCATCTCTCCACTATCTACATAATCTGCTGCAGTATCAATATAATCGGCAGCTTTGGTAAGTTTTGACTGAACCCATGCTTCAATATTTCCTTCCCCCTTCATCTTTTCTTTTAATCTTCTTGCTGCATTAATAATTGTAGAGAGTTGAGATCTTGCCATAGAATATTCATGATCTTTAGATTCTGTTTTATTCCCCCAATTAGCAGCACCTACCTTACGGCACTTTACAAGGGCACCTGAGGCATATGCAGAAGGCCAGACACTATATCTGGACTTTACCTTATGATAGCAAGCATCTTTCTTACCACTACCCTTGCCTTTCTTATCTTTAGTTTCTATAATTGCTTCTTCTTTTTTCATTTTCTTTTTATCCGTAGAAACATAAGTTGGTTTAGCAGCACCAGTTTTTTGTTGCTGACCAGGATCTGCTGCTTTTTTTCTTCTGGCAGCAGAAAGTCTTTCTGCTTTACTCATACTTGCTCTTTTTGCGGAAGAAACACA